CGTTCAGGTGATTTTGGGTATAGTCATCCAACACGATGAGAAAATAGTTATAGAGGGTGACACTCACGGAGGTGTCTCCCGTGATGGTCACAATACCGGTGGTTTCGTCATACTTATAGTTGACCGCCACCCCTTGATTACGGAGTGGGTTGGTGAGATTATATGTCTTCAGGGATATGGGGTCCAGAGAATACGACGTCTGGTTCCGAAACCCGAGGAGCCAGCCCAAGGTCGTTTCCGGGGTCACCGTGGTCAGGCTCGCTTGGGGACCATAACTACAATGGGTGAACAAATTCTCTTCAAACAACGTGAGAGCATAATCCTTGGCCGTAAATACCCGATTGATGTTCAACCGTATCTTGGTATTATGGGTCGCTTGGTCGATATGTACATAGGACCCGTAGGTACTGACCCCCGAGAGGTCCGGTGGGGACAGAGCCCGGTTCATGGAATTCACCACATCATCGATATTATACAAGTAACCCACGGGGAGGTCTAGAGTCACCACAATATCATTGGCATCACTATAAATACCGTTATATGTACTGGGGTTGGTGATATACACCCCCCCATAAGGGTTATAGTTGGGAGTAATCGTGAAATGATTGTTGTACGTGGTGAGGGAGAGTTTCTGGTCCGCCAATGCCGTGGTACCATCGATATAGGTATAACCATCCTTGGACGGTGGGGTCAGGGCCAGTACATACGAGGGGTCGGGTATATACAATTTATTATACCAACTGTTGGAAATATCGAACCATCCATGGGTACTCAGGTTCACCGGGGCGGTATAATTCAACGAGGTATCCAACGCATTGATATTACAATACCGGAAGATGATGGCCGTATCCCCCGAAGAGTTCGGGTTGATAGGGTATAAATTACCATTATAGGGGGTGTCCCCACGGACGGGACTACCGTTATAATAGAGCATTCTCATCCCCGGAGAGATATTGGGCTGGGGCCGGGGGAGGTAGCTCGCCGGGTCGTAGTATTCGAGATGGTAGTCCGCCGCCGTGAGAATGGAGCGTATTTGGAGCTTCAAGGTCAGAGTATTCTTGGTCGCATCCAGGGGGTCCAGACTGTAGGACATGTTCGACCCGTATAGGTTCACCCGGCCGTTATCGATGGATTGGTTCGACATGAACCGCACCGGGGGACGAATTGTTGTATCGGAATAAGAGTTATCGACATAGGCTTCCCGTAAGGGGTCCGTACCGTAACTCGAGATGGTACGGGTATTCTGCCCAAATAGAACCGTATTCATCGTGTTAATCAAATCATACACCCCATGGTAATCTCCCACCGGGAGGTACAGATAGGTATAAAAGCTGTTATCAAATTTATTTCCGAAGTTGTCCCCCGTGGGGTCGAATACTTGATCATTAAACCCTTTCGTGGGAATATACGGGTAAGGGGCGCTCCCCCGATGGAACGGGTACGCCGACCCCACTCCCCCTCCTTGGGTATTCCCCCGTACGGTGATGGTAATCCTGTTGTTCAAATTCGTAACCTGGTAGGTCTGGGCAAAAATCAAGTTGGTAAATATGGTAGTGGTATTCTTACTATCAATCACCCAATTGGTATCGGGGTTCATCTGGGTAAAAATGGACTGTGAAAAATCAATGACGAAATTTCCGTTCCCCAAACTATCTATTTGGGGTATGGTATGTTGGATATTCAGACCCATACGAAACACCCCGTTGGGACCATTTTGATCCGCAACGGCCGATATTCCCCATTCCGGTTTGTTGAATGCGGTCTGGATCGCGATCAGGTACTGTGGTAGAGTATATCCAACCCCGTTATTGATATTTGGAGGAGGAGGTATGTCCAACGAAATATCGTTGTAGGTAAACCCTGAATAGCCTGGGGTGATACAACGTAAATAAATATACGGCCGAGAGATGACATCATACTGCTTCGCTACCACGATATTCTCGGAAACTATATTACTCAACTCGATATCCCGGGAGGTGGTATGGATGGCCGGGACACTGAAATGAAAATTGGACATCCAGGTGGGGTCATGGACTTCGATATGGGTCTTCATATTCAACATATTCGGTACCTTTTTCCGGTCAAACTGTACCTTGAGTTGGTAATAATAGTTACGAGTAAGGTCCAGAGGGGTCGTATCCATCGGGGTACCCGTCGGGTGATTACCGGTGACCTTCGTCCCGTACTCGAGCCCGTATACTTCACCCACTTTATCGGTGAGACCCGACGATACATCATTCACCATAATGGAGATACCACTGTCCGGAGTAAACACCCCCGCCGTCCGAAACGACAGATTCACCGCATCCACCATGTTTTTCAACGAAAAGGGCCGATTCAAGGTATTCAATCCCTCATAGAAAATCGTATAGGACATGTCGTAATTGAACCGGTTCCCACTCGTATCCTCGTCGGTCTTGGTATAATTCGCTTCACTGTACGGGGGGGTCACCACCGATAGATTGGCTTGGTAGAGATAGACCGTCATGACCCCTTTTCCTAGGGTGAGGGGACGGATGGTCGTCGTACCAGTATAGGTATTCAGATACCCCGACGAAATATCAAGGCTAGGAAACTGACTACTACTGTTGAATTCTGCTCCGGGGAATACGGCCGATTTCCATACCGATACATTGTAACGGGGGGATTGGAATCCCAAGAATTCCTGGAGGGTGTTCGAGATGGATTTACTGATAATTTTGTTCACATAGCACGACGACCCATCCACAAACGGAGCGATACCCTTGATGAGATGGGACATGGAGAGGTCGTAGCTCGGATTGGGAATATACAAATTTGTGAACCATATGTTTTGAACATTGGGCCACACACTTTGGTTACCATACTGAGGGTAGCCGATGGGATCGTAGAAATGGAGGGTATAATCACTCTGGGTCAAGATGGCCGAGACGGAGGTATCAATGACAATATTAGTTCCCACTTGTTGAAATGGTTTGGTATTGATAGAGATACGGAATTTTTGGGCCAGCCGCCCCCGGTTGTTCCATAAGTTTTGGTTGATGAGGTCACAAAAGTCGTCCGTTTTGAAATTTTTACCAATATCCGTGACGATGATGGGAATATAGACCGGGGGGACCTGAAAGTTACTGCCCCCTACCGACTGAATCTGAATCCCCAACGACGTGACATCATAGAAATATTGGCTGGCCGAGATGTCGTAATACGTGTTGGCCGAGGTATCATAGAATCGCCTCATAGACACATCGTAGTAGCTCCACGAAATACGGGCCTTGGTCGCATCATCCACCAAGGTAGTCGTGCTACTGGTCGCCGCATTTTGTAGATTGACTCCGTTGGCCACACTGTTTGGAGTGGTGTATCGACTATGATTGAAATCACTGAAGACGGACGTGATACCGATTTGGTCGTTCCATAATGATTTTCCACTTACATCCCCTGTAAATACCCATTGAAAATTGGCCCGACAGGTGTTGTTCTGGTCGTAGTAGTACGGGGGAATTTGGTACACCATGGAAATATCCATACGGAGATTCTGGGACGGGTCGGCCGTATCCACCGTAGAAGGCCGAAAGTTGAATCGCCCCCCCTGGGGAGTCATAACCGGGGTCTTAAATTTACTCTGAATCAGGTTCGAGACATCACTGGTATTGTACCCGTAGGCCGTAAGCTGCTCGTTGACCCCAATACTATCCGCCGGGGGTGGGGGTATCACCAGAGAAACATCGTTGAACCCCGTCAAAGTGGTATAGTACGGATGATTACATTGAAAATACATATACGGAGTTTGGGTAAAGGTGATGAACTTTTGGGGAATCTGGGGAAGGATAACCTCCGGAAAGACCAGGGAATAGTTACTCTCATTGTAAATCTGCTGAATATCCAGAATGAACGACGCCCGGGAATTCACGGTATTGTACGATACATCCGTCTTCCCAAAATTGATATCCGGATAGGCCAAGGCCAGATTCTTAATGGAGGTATGAAGGGCCCGGGTCAGGTCCGCCGACTGATAGTTCCCCGAGGGGATATTGATACTCAGGTCATAATACCCCGTCCCCTGGATACCCGCCGTGTTCCCCTTTAAATACAGGAAATTACTCCCATACGAATCACTCACTGTGTACCAGGTATAGGGGATTTGTACCGAGTACAGTTTGAGTGACACCACATCTTGGAGAGTGTCGGATAAATTGAACGTGAAATCGGTGGAAAAGGGGTAGACATTGACATCCCGAAACTGACTATCGATACTGATGACCCGCTGAATCGTCTCTTTTAAAATGGGATTCAGAGCCCCCTTCGTGTAATCCAGGGATTTTTGGTAGCCGATGACGTTCTCCCCCTCCAACGCGGAAAAATTCGTATTCACCCCGACTTTGATGGTATCCGTGGACGCCACCCCCGCTTTTTGGCCCGGAGCCCGGGTCACCACCGTACCGTATGTGGTCTCTTTATCCGTTAAAATTACGAGTTGGGCCGATCCCGGAGTAGGGGCCGGCTCACCCCCTCCATTATCAAACCCCTCGACCACGGTCTCTCCCCCCTCCTCGGCCTCGTCGGCCTCGTCGTCTTCCACTTCAAAAAACCGGCGATACACCTTGGTGAAAAACTGGTACATTTGCTGTCCCATGGGGTGGTCAATCTCTTGGTATTTTTGGAGTAACTGGTGGATTTTGGCTTCTAATTCACGGTCACTTGGACAATCTAAATCCATCAATTGGTATAATTCGCGGTCACTGTACGACGATACATCATACATTTCACGGGACATTCCTCCCTCTCTCTCTCTCTCTCTCTCGTGGACCGTTGGTGGGTGTGTCGTCAGAATACTTATAGTATGGGTATATTATCAGGATGGCCTTATACCGCCAATGGGGGGTCCGACCGGCCCACCCCACCGAAAAATTGATTGGGGGAGGGGGTAGGGGAAAGGGCCGGTATAGTCATTTAAAACGAGCTACCCATGCCTAACCGGACCTTCAAAAACCAGCTCATTTACGAGTACAAAGATTCCATGAAGTCCATCATTGCCACCACCCGATTCAATAACAAAACCTGGCAGGAGAACCGTGACTTTCTACAGCGGGCCGGGGAAACGGGCCTACTACCCCGTAAAGTTCAGTGCCTGTACCCGTGTAGTATCCCCATAGGGACGACGGTCCCCATCTTTTCCAAGATGTTCATCCTCGAAATGAACAACGAACTCAACCACATCATGGGGATTGGTCTCATCAAGCACGAGTCCCCCGAGTACAACAAATACCAGGTGTATGAGAATACCAAATACAATGAATTTTCGTACAAGGGAGGGTACCGGATCGACCGGGAAGAACTCACCGAGGAGGAACGGGGGGTGCTCCGGGAACTCGAGACCCTCTGTTTCAAGGGTCGGCGCCACCAAAAACGGTTACAGGGTATCAAGGCCTTTCCCTACGATATTCTCTACGATTATCGGGCCGAGAAGGAAGTAGACCTGGTGGTGGTGGTGGCGGAGATGTTCAAACGGCGATTTCTGACCCAGCCCGACCCCCTGCCACCTTCCGTGTAATAAATTCCTCATCATAAATATTCCCGTTCCCATATCCCCCTCCTATGGTACGATTTTTTATTATCATACCATATAAACACTCTCGGCGTATAACACTATACATCATGTGGTTTTCCTGGCTCATTCAGTATTTCGTCACCAGGGTTTTGTATTCTCCCCTTTTTCCCGCCTCCCCCCATCTCCAGTTACACCAGACCATTCTCATTGATCGTATCAGTTTACCCCCCTCCCCGGAATACAGTGGCACCTTACTCATGGATTATGTTCCCAATATCACGGTTACTCGGTCGGTGATCGGTGACCTCCTCTTGGGGCGCTATGTCCCCGGAATGGTGCGGGTTTTTCATTCCCCCCGGGTCCCCCCGTACGATATCCCTCTCTGGTTACAGGACCAGATCTCCCAGGGATTCTTCTATGTGGGGTCGGATCCCCGAATCCAGCCCCTCTTACGAGCTTACGGTATGGAAGAGGTGGTTCATAACCAGAGTATGTGGTACCATTTATACACCAACAACTGCTGGGATTTTGTCCGCCGGTGTGAAGAACACTCTCATACAATCTTGGGTAAGATGGTGTCCTTTTCGGATACCGAGTCAATCTCATTTTCCAGGGATTCACGGATATGAAGCTGTCGATTTTTCTTGACCGGTGATTTCATCGTACGGTTGGACGGGGACATCACCGGTAACGTGGGGGTGGCGACGGGATGTTGGTTGAGAGCCACCCATTCTCCCAAGAGCCGAATGAGAGCGGTCCGGACAAAGACAGTATAGGTAGTATCCGGGGTAGTACCAATGGCTTCAATAACATCTTCAATCATATACTGGATATCTTCCATCTGATTCTTCACGTACTGTTCGATGTCTCCCTTTTCACGGAGAAGCTCAGTCGTACGTTCATTCTCGGGAATACTGATTGACAGACCCTCTTCGGTCTTAGGGGGTGGAGGAGGTGTGGGTGTGGGAGCCGGTGCGGGAGAAGGAGCAGGTGTGGGTGTAGGTTCGACGTTATTCACGGATATATCCATGGATGTGGAAAAATTGATTTTATAGATACTATTCCGTGAATTATATCTATATCGATTCGTTCATCTCATGAAGACCGTGCAACGTTATATTGATACCATCCGGGAGACCGTGGACTTTTGGGTTGGAGAGAATGCGGCCGATAACGATACCCTCTTGGACCGGGCTGATGGGGGGGATTTATGGTTTCATGTGAGTGGCCGTCCTTCGTGTCATGTCATTGCTCGCCTCGGGGTCGACCGGGAGTATACCAAGAAGGAGATTCATAAGATTGCCATTCAGGGTGGGGTCATCTGTAAACAATACTCGAAATACCGGAGTGAACGAGCGGTCCCCATCGTCTATACTCGGCGCGAGCAGGTCACCAAGACTCGGGTGGTGGGGAAGGTGGAAGTGGATACGTATTATTCTATCACGATTTGAGTGGGGGGAGTCGGTTCAGTGGAGGGGAGTTTCAGGGCTTCGAGGTCCGTGATTCCGTGCATGAGGTCGATATGGGTTTGGCTTTGACCACATACATTCACCTTGTTCTCGATACGTTGGAAGAGTTGGTCCGTCTGTTTCATGGTGAGGTAGACGTCGTAGAACTTTTCACTGTATTGCTCGAAGAACCGGATCATGAACATCTTGTCGGACTCTTCTTCGAATTCCGCGTACCTCAGGTCGAATTCGACCGCGTTTTGGTGTTCCACCCGCCATTCGTCATTGTCTTTCACGAAGAAGGTGGCGGAGGCATACTTTTTGTTGGGGGGCTCGCAGTGGAACGGGCGTTCTTCCCGGGGGACACTCTCAATCTTGTTACAGAGAATCTTGGTGGCCGCGTCGATGAAGAACCGGCTTTTATCAATCTCGAGGAAATCGGAACGGAGGAACTTGATTCTCTCGACAAACTGGCCTATATTCATGGCGTTACCATAATTCTTGTTGAGGTACTCGACCTTGATATTAACATTATTATTCATGGTGTTGTTATTCGTGATGTTGGTGTTGTTCAATATATTATTGGTGACGGGGGTCATGACAGTAGTGTTCTGTGTATTTTCTTCAATCTTTTCCAGGCGGTTATTTATCTGTGATACTACATCTGCTGGCACAACCACCTCGTGTGTAAGCTTACATTTCTTTTCATGTAACCATACTCCAGGCCGTGAACCATATTTTTTACTGCAATACTTACATTCAAACATTTTGGGTTCCTCTTGCTTTGTCTCATTTATGTTGTCGCGATGTTTCTTAGTTTTTAAGTGGAGTTCGAAGGAACTCTTGTAGAATGTCTCGTAGTTGCAATGTTCACACCTGCGAAGGGACATCTTAGGTTATATATATGAGTGTATATTATATGTTTATATTAATTTTCCACGGTGGTAGGGTAAATTAGCAACCTTGCTAATATATTATCAAGGTTGCTAACGGGGACCAGGGGGTCCTAAAATTCTTCCGTCGGTTTTCTTAAAGGAGGCCTTTCAGATGGGGCCCCGCCGCGGGCGGGGCCCTTTTTGTTTTGAACTGTACCCTCCCAAGACGTCCCATGTTAGCAAGGTTGCTAATATATTATCAAGGTTGCTAACGGGGACCAGGGGGTCCTAAAATTCTTCCGTCGGTTTTCTTAAAGGAGGCCTTTCAGATGGGGCCCCGCCGCGGGCGGGGCCCTTTTTGTTTTGAACTGT